GGCTTTAGCTAAATATAATGAAAGAAAGGATGTTATTAATAAAGAAAATGACAAAATTGAAAAGTTAAAATTTGAACTCGAAGATTTAAAAAAGAAAAATAAAATAAAAAAAGAAATTGAGATAAAAAATAACAATATTTTAGAATAATGAGCTTATTAACCCTTTGCCAAGACATTTTAAAAGAAACTAAATCATCATTTATTCCCACTATTATTATTGGGAATAATGATGATGTAGCGCAACAAATTTTGCAGGCAGTAAAGGTTAGTATAACGGAATTATCAAGAAATTACGAATGGCAAGAACTTCAAAAGGAATATAGTTTTTCCAGTGTCATAGGTCAAGCAGAATATGATTTACCAACAGATTTTGATAGAATTGTAAATAATACATTTTGGAATGCCAGCCAAAACTGGGCTATGATTGGTGGTTTAACCCCTGAAAATTGGAGAGTTTTAAAAAACTCATTATTAACACAAGCCGAAACAGTTGAATATTATAGAATAAAAGGCAATCAAATAATTATTCATAGGACACCCTCTGCTGTTGAAAATTATGTTTATGAATATATTTCAAAATATATTGTTAAATCTTCTTCAGATGTAGAGCAAACGGGATTTTTAGCTGATTCTGATAATCCTGTTATTGATGATTATATTTTAAGATTAGACACAACTTGGAGATGGTTGAAAAATAATGGTAGAGCTTACGCAGATGAAAAAGCTATTGCTGAAAAAGCTATTGCTGAAAGAGTAAAAGCGAATGGTTCAAGGGGGACAATAACCGCCGAACCAACATTAAAAATTTATAATTCAATGATAAGCGCTTATAAGCCTATTAATGTATGAGATTGGAAGTTAGAACCTCACCATCAGTTTTACAAGAAAGAAACGGGCAAGCAATGCGCGTTAATATCCCAGCACCTTATGGTGGTTTAAATACTAGAGACTCCGAAAGTAATATGGAGCCAACCGATGCAGTAGTATTAGAAAATTTTATACCTGAACAAGGTGCGGTAAAATCAAGAAATGGCTATACTGAATATTGCACTGGCCTTACTGGTAATGTTGAAACTTTAATCGAACATTATTCAGCAAGCACAAGAAAGTTTTTAGCTTGCCATGGTGGTAAAATTAGTGATATAACAATCCCATCAAGCATAACAGAATTAGGTACAGGATACACAAATAACAAATGGCAATATGTCGCTTTTAATGGCTATACTTTACTTGTCAATGGGCAAGATTCGCCTATTAAATATAACGGCTCAACCATTACAAGCAATTCTATAAACCCAACAGGAGGTACAGCTTCCACTTTAAATGGGATTAATATTTTTAAAAGCACAGTTTATGTTTGGGATACTAATTACCCTTATTTTTGGCACGGAGCAGTAAATGCAATAAGCGGAACATTTTCAAAGTTCGATTTATCTTATATTTGCCCCGATGGTGGTAATTTACTAAAAATGATAACAATCAGCCGTGATGGTGGAGCTGGTGTAGATGATTATTGCGCTTTTTTAATGTCAAATGGCTACGCTATTGTTTATGAAGGCGATGACCCTAGTAAAGTAGCGCAATGGGCTTTAGTTGGTGTTTATAAAATAGGAAAACCAATAAGCATTCGTTCAACAATGAAAGTAGCTGGGGATGTTGCTATATTAACAAATCAGGATTTTATACTATTTTCAACCGCTTTACAAAATGAAGGACAAACAACTCAAAACACAAAATTAAGTGGTGCGGTTTTAAGTTCAATGCAAAATTACTCATCTAATTATGGATGGGAGGTTGTGTCTTACCCTAAAAAAGCTTTATTATTCTTTAATGTCCCAGTTTCAACCAATAGCACTTATTATCAATATGGATTTAACACAATTACAGGGGCAGGGTTTAAATTTACGGGTTTAAATGCTTTTACTTGGGGTTTGTATAATGATGATTTGTATTTTGGTGGTAATGGTAAAGTTTATAAGGCAGATACAAGTACAGATGATAATGGCAATTATATTCCCGTTAAAGCACAAAATGCTTATAGCAATTTAGGTTCGCCAGCCGAAAAAACAATTAATAGTTATAGAAATACTTTAAAAGTTGATGGTTCTGCAGTTGTTAATTCGATAGTGAATTTTGATTACGATAGAACTTCATCAAAACAAACAAATTCTATTCAAGCAAGCGGTTCATTATGGGATGTTGCGTTATGGGATGTTGCTGAATGGAGCCCAGAAAATCAAACACAAAACAAATTAGTTTATTCGTCAGGTCAAGGTGTTGATGTGTCTATGAGGATTGAAGCTAATTTAAAAGGTCAACAATTAAGCTGGTATCGCACAGATTACAGCGTTAATATAAATAATATATTATAATATGGCATGGTTTAAAACAAAAATAAAACCCGATGGAACACCTATGACTCAACAAGAAATTGATATGGGTAATATATGGAGCAATTTATCAAATACCGAAAAAAAAGATTTGTTAATAAATAACCCCAATATTATTACGCCAGAAGGTAGTAGAACTTATGATCCTTTTACTAACACAGTAAGATTAAATGAGTCTGATTTTACTAAAAATCAAAGATTGGACCAAGAAAGATTAGCAATAGAGCTTTCAAGGGGATTATCAGGTAATTTACCTTCAATTGATAATGAAGCAGTAAGAAACGCAACATTTCAATTAGGTAAACAACAATTAGACCCTGAAATGAAAAGCCAAAGAGAAGCTTTAGCTCTTGAGTTAGCTAACAGGGGTATTCCTATTAACAGTGAAGCTTATAACTCTGCTATGAATAGACTAGAACAACAGCAAGGAAGTCAATTAAATCAATTATCTTTACAAAGCCAAATTGCAGGTATTCAAACTGCTGAAGCCCAAAGGCAAGCAAGATTTAATGAAATATCCTCTTTACTTGGTAGAAGTCAAGTTGGAGCTGGTGCTAATTTTGGACAAACACAATCAGGTTATCAAGGTTTAGATTTAATGGGTGCTGAACAAGCAAAATTAAATCGTCAATCACAAGAGGCAATAGGAATAAGAAATAATCAAGCTATGCAAAATGCCGCTATGTGGCAAGCTGCAGGAAGTGCTATTGGAGGAATAGCAGGCGGAATAGGATCATTTTTTTCCGATATTGTATTAAAAACAAACATTAAATTTGAAAATAAGTTTACTATTTATACATTTGAATATATAAATAAAGAACATGGAAATGGGCGTTATGAAGGTGTAATGGCTCAAGATGTAGAAAAAATTTATCCTGAAGCCGTCAGTATTAGTCCTGAGGGTTATAAAATGGTTCATTATTCAAAAATCAATGTTGATTTTAGGAGAATACAATAATGGCTATTAACACTGTTGGAAAAACAACAAAAAGACAATTATTAGAAAACGCATTAGCTAGAAGTCAAGAATTACAACAATTTGCTTTTAACCCCCAAAACTTTGGTGGTGGATATGCAGGTGCTTTTGGTGCTATAGCGCAAGGTTTGACTGCTGGAATAGGGGCTTATGCCGAATATAAGCAAAGACAACAAATTGCACAATTAGAAGCTGACGATATTGCTAGATTTTCACAATTTGCAACAGAAAAAGGCGACACAGATCTTGCATCAATTGCTGGGCAATTAACCCCTGAAACAAGGCAAGCATATTACATGCAAAAAACAGCACCTGAAATGATGGGTGCTTCTGGCGTTCAAGCTCCTGCATCTCAAAGAGAATATGAATATTATAAAAATCTTTCTCCTGAACAACAAGCACAATATTTAGGACTTAAAAGAAATATTGCTGGAGAAGGTGGTATTGTTAGAGAAACTGGAAATATTGATACATTAAGGGGTTATGGACAAGCTGGCGCGAGAAAAACAGGAATGGAGCAAACCGCCAAAAATATTAGTGATTTAAATTACAAACCTGAAATAGCAAAAGAAACAACAAAACAAGAAGCAATAGGTAAAAAACAAGGTTCTGAAGCTGTTAATGTAATTAATGCATCTCAAACAAACGAAATCATTCAAGAAGCTAAAAAAATATTACCACAAGCAACAAGTGGGATTTTCCAAAGAGGAGTTAGTGGGTCAGCTTCTTTAGCAGGTATATCAACTTCAATGGACCAAGCTGATAGACAATTACAAATTTTAGGCGGTAAATTAACTTCATCTGTTCCAAGATTTGAAGGTCCACAATCAAATTATGATGTTGAGTTGTATAAAAAAATGGCAGGTGATATTGCTAATCCTAATGTTCCTTTTAAATCTAGGTTAGCCGCTGTAGAACAAATAGAAAAATTAAATAATAAATACATGAAAAAATCACCTGCTAAATCACAAGCACCAGCAG